TCCGCTATCCTTGCTACGTTCTCTGATGTTTCTGTAAATGACCTCATCAAAAACCTCAAACAAAAGAACTTCACTGAAGTTCGTAAGTGGGTCGTTAACAATCTGGATAATGATTCTGGGGTATTGCTTCGTCGTATTTACGATGCTCTTCTTACATCCCTTGAAAACAATAGCATTCCTGCTGCTGTGCTTATTGTTGCTAAGTATCAGTATCAGATTGCCTTCGTTGCTGACCAAGAAATTAACTTCTTGGCGGCGTTGACTGAAATTATGTGTGAGTGTGAATTCAAGTAATTAATTTAGAACTATGAATGTAAAACTGTTTCGTATCGCGACTGGTGAAGAAGTCATCGCAGAAGTTATTTCTGAGGATGATGCTACTGTGACCGTTCAGAATGGTCTAGTTGTTCTTCCAACTGGTCAAAGTATTGGTTTCGCTCCCTGGTCTCCTGTTGTTGATGAAGACAACCGTGAACTGGTCGTGTCTAGAAATCATATTGTTTATATTGGAGAGGTTTCCTCCAGTGTTAAGAAGAAGTATAATGAAATATATGGTAGTAAACTAATTACCCCCGAAGACAAAAAACTGATTCTCTGATTATGAAAAACCCTAGACAAAAGAAATCCAGAACGTACTACTACTTCTGGGCATTTATGGCACTTACAGTATTCTTTGGACAACTGTATGTTGGATATGGATACCGTCTCATGCATGGAAGTATGCTTGATTTGATGGACAAAGTTGATGGAGTTCTTCTCCACAAATCTGATAGACCCAATTTTTTATGAAATCACTGAAAACTCCCCTTCGTTATCCTGGCGGTAAGTCCCGTGCTTGCGTCAAACTGGAACAATATCTTCCAGACCTCCGTGATTATAAGGAGTATCGTGAACCTTTTATTGGTGGTGGCAGTGTTGCTATTCACCTTACCAAGAAGTATCCACATCTTGATATTTGGGTGAACGATTTATATGAACCACTGTATAACTTCTGGTGTATTCTTCGTGATGAACCACAAGATTTGTGTGAAGTTCTGAAGGAATATAAGTCTAAACACTCAACACCAGAACTTGCTAAGGAACTATTCCTTCAGATGAAAACTGAGGTGGGTGATAAAGAGAACCCACATCTGCAGAGAGCAGCAGCATTCTATGTTGTAAACAAGTGTAGTTTTTCTGGTCTTACTGAGTCATCTTCTTTCAGTAAGCAAGCATCTAATTCAAACTTTTCTATGAAGGGTATTGAGAAACTACCTGGATATGGAAACATTATCAAGGACTGGAAGATTACTAATCTTCGTTATCAGGAACTTCTCACTGACGAGAGAAATATTTTCACGTATCTTGACCCACCGTATGAGATTGGTTCTAACTTGTATGGTAAACGTGGAAGTATGCACAAAGAATTTGATCACGATGGTTTTGCTATAATCTGTGATCGTTTCATTGGTCCTCAACTTATATCCTACAATGCATCTCAACTTATCCGAGACCGATTTGGTGGTTGGGGTGTAGGTGAGTTTGACCTTACATATACGATGAGGTCAGTTGGTGAATATATGCGCGAACAGAAAGAACGTAAAGAACTTGTGCTTTTTAATTATGGAACTGAAGGATTGGTTGAACTCAATTAATTTTACAAAAGAAGATCTAAGTGAAGATATTAGCTCTTACCCTCCATTCATTGTTAATCGTTGTTTGTCTGGTCACATTGATTGTATCCTCTTTGCAAATGAGATGAACAAGCATCATCACATTGATAAAGATATGCAATATTCATTTTATCTAAATAGTTTGAGGAAAAAGAAGAGATTCTCTCCCTGGCTCCGAAAAGATAAAGTCAAAGATTTAGAGTGTGTTAAACAGTACTATGGATATAGTAATGAAAAGGCATCTCAAGCTTTGAAGATTCTTACCAAAGAACAATTAGATTTTATTAAACAACGACTTGACACTGGTGGAACTAAATGACTACACAAACAATTGAACCTCGGGTAAATTGGACACCCAATATGATGGTAGAGGTGACTCTCAACGAACCCGATGACTTCCTGAAGGTGCGCGAGACTTTGACTCGAATTGGAGTTGCGTCGAGAAAAGAGAAGAAACTCTATCAATCTTGTCACATCCTGCATAAGCAGGGACGATATTATATTGTTCATTTTAAGGAACTGTTTGCCCTGGATGGTAAACATGCTAACCTTACAGTGAATGATGTTCAACGTCGCAATCGTATCGTAAGACTTCTTGCAGACTGGGGTCTTATTGGTATTGTGAATGAAGAAGCAGTGCTTGATATTGCACCATTGAACCAGATTAAAGTTCTTGCATACAAGGACAAGTCAGAATGGGTGTTGGAGCAGAAGTATAATATTGGTAAGAAAGGAAAGACCCAGGAAGAAGCATAAATATTTCCGTGCTTTTCGTGCGGCACACTCTACAATCGGAACACCCGTGACCCTCTTGACGAGGGTCTTTTTTTATGCTATAAATATACTTGTCTGAATGAAATGCAACATTTTCAGAGGACACTAAACACTAAAGAGGTATTATGGCTAAATCAATCCGGTTAATAGATCTTGCAAAAGATTTTGAGTCGCAAGGAATAGTGGGGGTTAGAAAGAAGGTAGAAAAAGAAGATTTTCTCCCCATCCAATATATTCCCTTAAAGAATTTAAAGATTGATCCTAAGTATCAGAGATTGATCAATCGAGTTTTTATCAAGAAAGCAAAAGAGTTTGATTCTCTTCTTGTAAAACCTTTGTCGGTATTTCTAAGACCTAATGGTGAACTAATGATTGCAGACGGTCAACACAGTGGTGTGTTAGCTGCAATTTATTGTGAAGACCCTGAAAACTTTGCTGTTCCTTGTCAAGTTCAAGAGCATCCCGAACATTTTACGGATGAAGAATGTGTTGAAGCAGAAGTTTCATATTTCAAAAGATTTAACTATTTGAGAAATAATCCTAGTGCTGTCGCTAAACTTCGTGCTGACATCGCACAAGGTGCTGAATATGCTTTAACCCTACAAGATCAATTTAGCACTCTAGGTATACATGTGGAGGGTATTGGTAGTAATGATAATGGTTATAATGGTGTAAGGGGATACACTCAACTTAGAGTAGCTATCCAAAAATATGGAATGACTTACGTTGTTCAAGCGGTCAACACTTACAAAAAACACATTAGTAACAAACTTTGGAATAAACCTCTCAATGGTGCAATGATCCTTGGTTTGACTGGTGCATATCATTTCAAGGACACTCAACTAGGTGAAGGTGATAAAAGTGCTTGTTTTGGCGAATATCTATCAGATAAACTTGGTTTGACGACAGTTAATGACTTCATCAACAGAACTGCGGGGAACATGCAAGATGTTCTAATCGTAGGGAGGTTCGTTCAAGAATATAATTCTTGCATTAAGTACAAACAAATTGGAAATAAGTACCTTACTATTGGCACAGATAAAGATAACTCTCTCTGGAAATCTTGGGTCGATGATGAAATTCACAGGCGCAAGAAAGGACAAGTATCTATTGATGATGAAGAGGAGTAAAACCGAATAAAAAGTACGGGGTTCACTGCCCCGTTTTTTATGCTATAATATATTCGACCTTGTGTTTATTTTATGCCCTGGTTGACGTTAGCAATATTGTTCCCGATTGCTGCCGCACTTATCATTCCTCTTCTTCCTGATGGGAATAAAGTTGTTAGGTGGTATGGACTTGGAACAACCCTGGTTACATTTTTAATTACAGTATCGGCATATTTAAATGGATATGACCCTGCTGTCAGTGGTCTTCAACTTGCAGAAAGAGTTCCGTGGGTCCCACAACTAGGACTTACCTGGTCTGTTGGAGTTGACGGACTTTCAATGCCTTTGGTGTTGTTGACTAGTTTCATTACAAGTCTTGCGGCACTTGCTGCTTGGCCAGTTACATTCAAACCAAAACTGTTTTACTTCCTTCTTCTACTGATGGACGGTGGACAGATTATGGTCTTTGCAGTGCAGGATCTTATTCTATTCTTCCTGTCGTGGGAACTGGAACTGGTTCCTGTTTACCTTATGATTGCCATCTGGGGTGGTAAGAAGCGTCAGTATGCTGCTACGAAGTTCATCATCTATACAGCAGGTAGTTCACTGTTCATCCTCCTTGCAGGACTCGCTATGGGGTTCTGGGCAGGCGGTACGCCGAACTTTGAATACTCCTACCTGATGGAGCAAGGGTTCCCCAGAAGTTTCCAACTCTGGTGTTATGGAGCATTCTTGATTGCCTTTGGTGTCAAACTCCCTATTGTACCCTTCCATACGTGGCTGCCTGATGCACACGGAGAAGCAACAGCACCAGTTCATATGTTGCTTGCTGGTATTCTGTTGAAGATGGGTGGATATGCACTTCTGCGTTTCAACTGTCAACTGTTACCAGAAGCACATTCTGTATTCGCTCCTGTTCTTATCATTCTTGGTGTAGTCAATATCATCTACGCTGCACTAACATCATTTGCACAACGTAATCTCAAACGCAAGATTGCATATAGTTCTATCAGTCATATGGGATTTGTTCTCATTGGTGTTGGTAGTTACAGTGCTCTTGGCACCAGTGGTGCTATGCTACAGATGATCAGTCACGGATTGATCGGTGCTAGCTTGTTCTTCCTTGTGGGTGCTACCTACGATAGGACACATACCCTCCAACTAGATGAGATGGGCGGTATAGGGCAGAATATGAAGGTGATGTTTGCACTCTGGACAATGTGCTCTATGGCATCCCTGGCACTTCCTGGTATGAGTGGTTTTGTGAGTGAACTGATGGTCTTTGCTGGTTTTGCAACAGACACGATGTATGCTCTTCCATTCCGTATCATTCTTTGTGGAGTTGCTGCTATTGGAGTTATTCTTACTCCAATTTACTTACTGTCTATGCTCCGTGAAATCTTTTATGGTTCTTCAAATAAAGAGTTGGTTTCTTATACTCACTTGACTGATGCAGAGCCACGGGAGGTTTATATCGTGAGTGCTCTCCTTGTGCCTATCATTGCTATTGGACTGTATCCAAAGTTTATGACGGATACCTATAAAAGTTCAATTGATGCACTAGTTGAACGCGATAAAGGTGCTATTATCCGACCACATTTGGTTCGGTCTTATACACCTCCAAATTAGTACCTTATGCTATAAATATGTGTGGATGCCTTCGGGGTCCACACAATCAAATCTCGCTTTAAAAGGAGAAGTAAAATGGGAAACCTCATGAAGTATAATGCTGCCAATTTAAATCAGTTCCTTGATCTTATAAATAGGAACAGTATTGGTATGGGAGATTACTTCGATCGTCTCACGACGCTGCCTGAGACGCAAAGTAATTATCCTCCATACAATCTGGTTCAGGTCAGCACCGAAGAATTTAGACTTGAACTTGCACTCGCAGGATTTAAAAAGAATGAAATCAATGTTTTCACCCAAGAGGGCAAACTCTT